ACTAATGCGTTGTTGATATTGGCATGGATAAACTGAGCCAGCGTCTCCCGTGCTACGGCCACAGGGTCACTTACATCGGTACTGTGAACCAACTTACGCTGGGCGATTTCCACTTGCATGTATTGGTAGATACGCTTGATGTCAATGTCGTGCAGCCCCAACCGTTGTGCAATGAGCGCGCCGGTAAATGCAATCGTTAACAGGCATGAGTAGAACCGGTCACGCTGGTCCAACTTAAACTCACGGTCAACTTTCTTCTGCATGTCGGCCAGCATCTGCATGACCTTGTCCATGTTCTGAATGATGTACTCAATGTAGATTGGACCAGCCACGCCGTAGTTCGTGCTCAGCTTAGAGAACACCGCATCGATCTCCTCCTTGGTAGCGCCCATGTACACAGGTACATCCAACTGCAACACGCGGCGCAACTCACCGTCAGACATGTTCTTGTTCTGCATCAGCATGTCGATCACTGACGAGTTAGAAGACGTGATAGTAATGTTGCACCAAGTGGTTGTGTTCTGACGCAGAGTGTTGGACTGCGCGTTCATCCGGTTCTTGCCGCGACCATCAGTAACACCATATGCCATGTCTGAAATCATCTCAGGCGTGTCGTTACTAATCTCGTCAATCGTAGCCACGAGGCTGTTCAGCATGCCGACCAAATGGTTCTTGGATGCGTTTGTATCCCGTGGACGAATCAACAGTTCGTCAGCCGCACCGAAGATCGAGTTAGCTACCATCTGTGCCGTTGACTTACCTGCGCCTGACTCTGCGTTGTACAAGTGAACCAGAACGCCTTTAACGACTGGGTGATTCAACAGCTTCAACAAGGGCGAGCCAAACCCACAGAACAATGTAAACGCGTGCGCCTCTAGTCCAACTCGATCATAGAAGTTAGCGATGGTCTTCCACTCATCTAAGGTACCAGTTGGTTTAAATGCTGCCGCCATCTGCCTAGTGCCACTTGCGGGCGGAGCCAACTTTGTACCGCTTGCGGTGTACTCAAGGTCGCCAACAACGAAGCCGAGTTTGTCAGGAGTCCAGCCCATCTGGTGACGGGTCCGGTTGGCCGCATATTGTGACTGCAGGCGGCGCAATGAAGATGCAAAATATGCCATGAGTTCTTGAGTATGTTTGCCATAAGTAATTACACCATTACGGACCAACAGGTCGCGCAAGGTATCGGGCTTCATGATGTCTTTTACAGAACTGTAGAACCGGCGTAGACCGTCTTTGCGCATGTGCAGGTTGATGCCCACCATTTCGCCTTCGCCATCTCCGTTCGTATCAGAATCGTAAAACCGTTCAGTTAGATAGAGGTCGTCTCGGTAAATTTCAATCTCAGTCTCAGTCTCGCCGTCAGCGGCCTTGACCTTCTTAAACACCCCACCAGTCGCACCGCGGAAGTAAGGGTAGCCGTACGATGGGACGTTAATCTCCAAAGACACGTGCTCGTCATCTTCTGGTGCCGCAATAACGTATTCACCTTCCTCAGTGGTCGGGGCCTCGCTCACGGTCTTGCCCAGCATCAACGGGGTACTGCAGGTCTGCTTACATCCCTCACACGTGGCGCCGTAGTTTTCTTTGTACCAGCTACACAGGTACGGACCTTTCGTCTCCGCGGCTTTATCTTCCGTGGTCGATGGCTCGTAGTCTGGGTGCGGACTAGATAACTTATGGATAGCAATAACGCGGTCAGAGCAACGCGTAGCGATAGACAGCGCGGCCCTCCACAAGGGCTCCTCCAATGTCGCTGCTTCACGCAGTGCCTTATCAATCTGTGCACAGCCGTTGCCCTTGAGGCTAAGTTTCGCCAGCTTCTTAAACGAGCACTCGGGGTAGTCTCCAGCCAGTTCGCGTGATGTGGCATCCATGCCAAACATCTTTGCCGCGGATAAATCCACAGGCGGGGGAGGCAGAAGGTCCTGCAGGGTTTTAATATCTACAGGCTGCCCTTGCGTGATGATCTGTACTGGACGGCTCTGACCGTTCTTAAAGTTATTTGTACCCGGCACACGCAGAATACGAGCCGCGTCTGTGGTCACAGAAGGGTCGGCGTGCAAGGCTTGTTTACCACATAACTGTTTTAGAGAACGGGCCATTGGCTTCCACTCCTCAACAGTCACATCGCGGGTCAGCGGCCAGTATACGTGCAGGCCACCACCAGAATTTACAAGCGTAGGAGTGGGTAACCCCGTTGCCTTAAGGAACGCAGAGAGCGCTTTAGCGCCGTCCGCTTGGTCGATGTAGTCTTTCTTTGGTCCGCAATCAATATCAAGGAACAAGGCGCGAAGGAACTGGACATTGGGTACTTTACGCACGCCTTGGTCATCAAATGATGCCAGTGCAAAATACGCATCTACACCCGTAGAATTGTGCCCGTCCGCAACCGCCTCGATCTCCTCAACGGAATCGTGAAACGTCTGGTGAACCACACCACCGCGAATACCTACGGCGCAATATCGGCCACTCGTAGGTAAGATGGAGCGAAGAAAATCTGTCACATGCACTCTTTCAAAAAGAGGAAGAAAAGGGTGACACTAAGTGCCACCCCTTCGGACGACATCACTTGGAGTATCGGGAAATAAACTTCTCAATAGCCACAAGGTGAAGACGTGAGCGTGGAGCCGAACTGCCGGTCAGCCAGTTGTACACGGTTGCCCGAGTAACACCCAACTTGTCTGCCACGAATACTACGGGGTATTCATTTTGCAGGAGCAGAGCAGCCAAGGTCTTTGCAGGCTCAGTAAGAGCCGCACGTTCCACACGCCGCAAGAAATGGACGCTATGTCCACGCCCTGAGTTAGTCTTCATCGTCAGTCAACCACTGGCTCAAGACATCTTCCGCGGCCTTACCAGCTTTGGCGGGTTCAGCTTTTTGCTTCTGACGCATGACTGGTTCTTCCACGGGCTCGTCTGCGGGCTCTTCCACTTTAGCTTTCTTAGCCGGTATTGGAGCTTCTGCGAACGCCGCCGGTAATGCAGGTGCATTGTCCTTCTTAGCCGCAAAACGCAACTCCAATGCCGCACGGACATCATCAGTAGTGCTTTGAGCCTTGGCGGTATTCCACTCCTGCTCAGACAAGGGACGCACAGCACGGAACTTCAACACGGGCACTGCTTCGCTTGTATCGAAACGTGCTTCTGTAACAACACCAGTGATTGGGATACCGTGACCAGATAAGAACTTACCGTACGCTTGCAATGGCATCTTATCGCCATCAGGACGACCGAACAGAGACTTGGCGGGAACCGTCAAACGATACACATTACCAGCGATGTCATTCTCTAACGTAACTGCAATACGCTTGCTGAAACGGCACGCACGAGCTTTACCTTCGCCAGAACCTTCGATGTTCTGTTGGCACGTAGCACAGTTGGCACTTTGACGAGACTCGGCAGGCACTTCTTCGTTGGGCACGACACCTTCAGAAGACCAGCAGGACGGACGGATGTCTTTGCCTTCTTCGTACTTCTCAGCGTAGAACGTACGCTGTGTACCCTTGCTGGTTGCGATGATGACCATAGGCATCGAACGCTCTTCGTTTTTCGCGACTTCTTCACCACCGACCATCATGCGCCACACACCGCCTTTGATGGAGATGCTCTTACCGCCGGAGCTACCGGCAAGTTCACGGGTTGTATCGTCAGAGACGTTACGGAGATAGTCAGGGATTACTGAACCGGATTGAAACAAAGCAATATTACTCATGGTATTTCCTTTAAACGAGTTTTAGTTTGCACGTGAACGAGTCACCGTGACAGCATAACGTGAGACCACGTTAACACCTTCGGGCAGCAGGTCTGGGTGCTGGTTTATGAATTCAGAGAAAGCAGTTTGGCTGATGCGTCTCTCAAGAAGTTCGGGTACACCGTGCTCCTTAACAAACTCATACATCCGCTCCCAGTCGCTGGTTTCATAACGGGTTTTGACCGAACGACGGAAAGAACCTGCTTCGGTCTTGCCCCCATCTTGGCCAGTGTCTTTACATAACTGCAGTAGCTCTTGTTCGATTACATCGAGTTGCTCTTGCAGGGCGTCAATTTTCTTTTTAGCTTCCGCCTCGGCTTCGCGCTTTGCGTCACGAATCTTGACGTAGGCTTTTACTAACCTTGATACATCCATTCTCCTTCTCCTTGTCTTTGTAGGTATGGGTGAGGGCTCACATGAAGCAGTGTCTACTTGGAGCAGTAGTGATCGTTAACCAACGTTGATACGGCGCTAACCCGTACCCCCTCACCCATGAATCAAATTATACACTGTCAATCCTTTGAGTCAAGGACTTTCGATCTCCGCTTTGTAAAGTTCTACAAGGTCCAAGTGCATATCAATCTTCTGCTCCAGCATGGTGTACATCCGCTTCTCTACGGGCGACCCCTGCAGGTGGGTGACTGTAACCTTATTCTTCTGTCCTTGGCGGTGCGCGCGCGAGTTCGCTTGCA